GGCTGGAAGGTGTTCGAGCTTGGCACGGGGCAGGTGACGCTTGATAACGTGCAGCTGATTATCGAGGTGATTGATGCAGCCTGAGACGGTTTCAGAGCGGGCTGTTGACCAAGTTCCCTATTGAGATGGTCGTTGTTTTGTGCTACACTACGAACAAGTAAGACGTTAAATCGTTTGGCGTGAAAACATAAAGAATAGCGCATGACACCGGTACAAAAGCAGGTCGAGCTTGTCCGTGTTGAGGTCGGCAAGGTGTTGGCAACGCTGATGCAGGCGCCGGCGCCGAAGGGCCAGCAGGTGATTATCCACCCGGTGTCATTTTATCAGTCTGGAAAACGCCTTGAAGGAGGGAACGTATGGAGTTTTTACCGGTTGATTTTTGGCAGGCGCTGGCGTCGCTGGCTGTGGGCGCCGTGTTGGTGGCGGTCTGGGTGGCGGTGCTGACGTTCAAGCGCACGGCCAGCCAGAGCGAGGCGTGGGCGACGATCAACATCTTGGTGCAAGCCGCCGAGCAGATGCTGACGGAGTACGCCGGCGACAAGAAGCTGGACTGGGTGCTTGCGCAAATTGCCGAGCGCTTTCCGAAGCTGGACAAGGCGCTTGTCCGAGCGATGGTTGAGGCGGCAGTGCTGCGCGTCAAGAGCGGCGCCGGGTGAGTTGGGCGTTGGTGGGTTGAAGTTCATGTGTGTGCGAGAGGGGGCGTCGTATGGCAGTGGTGTGCTGTGCGATTGCCCCTTCTCATTTTGCGGGGTGACTGCAACGAATGGCGCTTTGGCGGTGGGCGCGGCGGCTGGTGCGGCGCTGGCAGTATCGCCGGTATCTGCGCTCTGCGCACTGGCAAAAGACCCGGCTGGACGCGGTGCGGCGCGCCGGCTATCGCTGTGAGCGGTGCGGCGCGGGTGGACGGCTGGAGGTGCATCACCGGACGTATGCGCGCATCGGACACGAGCGCCCCGGAGACCTGGCCGCGCTGTGCCGGTCGTGCCATCGGGCGGCGCATGGGCGTTGATGAGCGATTGGAGGTTGACGCATGGGCGAAGGTGCGATTGTCGATTTGATGGATGGGGAATACGCCATCCCCGGCGAATTGCAGGCGTATGTAGCGGAGCACCGGCGCGTGGAAGCGTGGCCGGAGAAGGCGCAACGGCGGATTGATTCGCTGGAGCGGCGCGTGCGACATTTGGAGGAGATGGTGCATCGGCTGGTCAACGCCAATCGTGAGTTTGCGACGGAGGGGCAGGGCGATGCAGTGGGTTGAAGCGGCGCGCATCGGGCGGCGACCCAACGGCGAAGTCTTCTGCGTCGAGGTCTTCATGCAGTACGGCAAGCCGGCGCCGGTTGCAACTGCCATCGAGAAGGCGCTGGCCGGCGGGACGGTCTTTGTGCGCCGGGAGGATGCGCCGTCGGTGGTGGCGGCGCTGGCTCAAGCAAAGCAGGGGGCAAACGAATGACGGCGGAAGTAAAGCCGACAAATCAGCGGGTGAAGCTAGCTGACCTGAAGCCACACCCGCGCAATTACAACCGGCATCCAGTCGCACAGGTCGAGAAAATTGCGGCGAGCCTGCGCAAGTTTGGGCAGGTGCGCAGCATCGTCGTGTGGCGCGCTACCGTCCTGGCAGGTCACGGCGTGGTCGAAGCGGCGCTGGCGCTGGGCTGGAAGGAGATCAGCGCGGACGTGCTACCGGATGAATACCCGGAGCACCTGGCGCTGGCATACGTAGCTGCTGACAATGAGCTTGGGCGGCTGGGCGACCCTGACCAAGCGGCGCTGGCGGCGATTCTGGAAGAGAGCCGGGCGCAAGATGCGGAGTTGTTGCAGGCGATTGGGTACAGTGATGCGGAGTTTCAGGCGCTGCTCGACACGTTGACGCCTGCCGGCGCGAATGAATGGGGCGATGCCTTCGGCTCATTGCCAAATGAAGACCGGTCGCCGTTCCAGCAAATGACATTTACCCTGCACGACACGCAGGCGGAGACGGTGAAGCGTGCGATTGCGGCGGCGGCCAGGATTGGCGACTTTGCCGACAGTCCGAACCAGAACGGCAACGGCAACGCGCTGGCGTTGATTTGTGAGACATTCGTAACCGACCATGAGCAAGGCTAAAGACATTATTCTCCGTCCGATTGCGGCGGGTGAGGCTAACGACCTAGTGCGCCGTGTGCATTACTCCGGCAAGGTGGTGCAAAACAGCCAAGTGCATATCGGCGTGTTCTTGCACGGCAAGCTCGAAGGGGCGATGCAGTTTGGGCCGTCGCTGGACAAGCGCAAGATTCAGGGCTTGGTGAGCGGGACGCTATGGCACGAGTTCATCGAATTGAACCGGATGGCGTTTAGCGATGCGCTGCCGCGCAACAGTGAAAGCCGGGCGATTGCAATTGCCATGAAGCTGCTCCGCAAGCACGCACCACAACTAAAATGGGTGGTTTCGTTTGCGGACGCCACGCAGTGCGGCGACGGGGCGATCTACCGGGCGTCGGGTTTCGTGTTGACGGGAATCAAGGAAAATCAGCAACTCTACACGTTGCCCTTTGCGCACGAGCTAGAGGTTGCCCGGTTGCTTTCTGAGGGATGGTCTAACGACGACATTGAGTGGACGCGGCGATGGTTGACGAAGATCACGCCGCCGCCGCAAAAAATCGGCGATGCGCAACCTCCGGTTGCGCATCGGATGGCAATGCAATCTGACGGCGCCATTGGTGCGCGACGGGACGTCGCGCACAAGCTGACCGTTGAAGATAGGCCGGCGACTTGTGCGCAACCTCCGGTTGCGCACAAGATAAGCCTGCAGGGGCATCCGGCAGCGCATAAGATGTCCCTCCAGGGAGGGCAGCGGCCCTCCCTCGAGCTCAGTCACGTCAAACGCATCATGCGCCGATTGACCAACGGCGGGACGTCGGCGGATGTGTTTTTCCGGGCCATCGGTGGCGAAGTAACGACCGGCTATCAACTCCGCTATATCTACTTTCTCGATCCGTCCTACCGTGCCCGGTTGACGGTGCCGGAGGTGCCATTTAGCGAGATCGAGCGCATCGGGGCGGGAATGTATAAGGGCGTGAAACGTGCGGGCGAGGTGACTGGCGTCACGACCGGCGACCAGCCGGGGGAAGGGCAGTTCGATTCTGACCCGCCCGCTTTAGAATGCGGAACGCCTGAACATTAAGGAATTGAACAATGGCGGGCGCAGGCATCAACCAGAATAGCAGCCAGCAAGATGTGATCGCCGCGCGTCGCCAGCAGGTGGCACGGCTGCGGCTGCGCGGGCTGTCGATGCGTGACATTGCGCAGGCGCTGGCGCTGCCGCCGCTGTCGCTGGTGGATGCGAAGACCGGCAAGCCCTACAGCGCGGCGACGATCTGCAACGATCTGAAAGCCATCGAAGCGGAGTGGCGGGCGTCGGCGCAAGCGGACATTGCCGCATGGAAGGCGAAACAGCTTGCGGAGATTGCCGAGGTAAAACGGGCGGCGTGGCTGGAGAAAGACCTGACGACGGTGCTGTCGGCGCTCAAGCAGGAAGCGGACATCACCGGCACGAAGGCGCCGGCGCGCACGGACGTGACCAGCGGCGATCAGCCGGTGTCGATCATCATTGACTTTTGACGGCGTGATGTGAATCTTTCTGAGCTATGCGGATTTACCGAGAAGCAACTGTTCGCTACGGCGACAGCCGACACGCACCAATACACGCTCTTTGGCGGCGCAAGAGGGCCGGGCAAATCGTACTGGCTGCGCTGGTATGCGGTGCGCTTCCTGATGTTGATGGCGGGGCGGGGCTTTCGCAACGGGCGCGTGATGTTGGCGTGCGAGGATTACCCAAGCCTCTACGAGCGGCAGATCAGCAAGGTGACAACGGAGTTTCCGCTGTGGCTGGGCGAGTATCACGCCAGCCGCAACGAGTACCGCCTGGCGCAGAAGTGGGGCGGCGGCGTGATTGCCTTTCGCAACCTGGACGATCCGAGCAAGTATCAGTCGTCGGAGTTTGCGCTGATTGCGATCGACGAACTGACGAAGAACCGGGAGCGGGCGTTTCACCTGCTGCGCGGTTCGCTGCGCTGGAAGGGCTTCGACGGCACGCGCTTTGTGGCGGCGACCAACCCGGCGTCGAACTGGGTGCGCGACTATTGGATCGAACGCCGGTTCCCGGAGGAGCTTGCCGATTTGCAGCACGAGTTTGCGTTTGTGCCGGCGCTGCCCGACGACAACCCGCATTTGCCGCCGGCCTACTGGAAGACGCTGGAGACGCTGCCGGCCGCGTTGCGTCAGGCGTGGCGCTACGGCGATTGGTACGCCGGCGTCGAGGGGCTGGTCTATGATTCGTTCAACGCCGAGAACATCGTCGATACGGAGCCGGAAGCCGGGCGACCGGTTGAGCTTGCGATTGACGACGGCTACACCGATCCGCGGGCGGTGCTGTTCATTCAGGAGCTATCCAACGGCGACATGCTGATCTTCGATGAACTCTACCAAATCAAGACGCTGGAGGAACGCACCATCGGCGACATCTACGAGCGCATCGAGGCGCACAAGCTGGCGCGCCCACGACTGGCGGTGGTGAGCCATGAGGCGGTGGCGCTGCGTGAGCGGCTGAAGTCGGCGGGCATTCAGGCGGTCAACTGGCTGAGCCGCAAGAACCCGGCCAGCGGTTCGACGCGGCGGGCGGCGATCACGCTGACGCGCTCGCTGATTTGCGACGGGCAGGGGCATCGCTCGATTCTGATTCACCGGCGTTGCAAGAATCTGATCGATGAACTGAGCATGGGGTATCGCTACCCGGAGGGAAAGCGGGGTCTGGAGATTGACCCGGAGGACGGCAACGACCACGCGGCGCAGGCGCTGGAGACGTGGGTTTGGTGGCATCATGGCGGCGAAAGAAAGGTGGCAAAGGTACGGTGAGCGACATTGCAGACGTGTTCGACGCCCTCGCCAAAGAGCGGGCGTATCAGGATGAGAAGTACGGCACGCTTCAGCAGCGGGCGCTGAGCATCGGCGATTACCTGGTGATTGCACGCGGCGAGTTGCTGGAAGCGGAGC